TAGGGGGGCGTGCGTGCGGCAGTGTAGGTAAAACGCTGGCCTCCCTCCGGCGCCTCGGAAGCCTGCCAGACGGGCCAGGTCTTGGACAGTGGACAAGCGAACTTGTCCATTCCGCCACCTTCGTACCGGCCTACGTTTAGTGCGGTTCTCGTGCTGTTCGGGGTGGACAGTTCGCGTGACTTGTCCACTCTCTCTTGTCCACCGTTTCGTCGCGCAACACAGCCACTAGCGACTCCTTTGCCCCGCCCGCTACGGCCGCCCTACACTGAGAGACAACTATGGCAAAAGGCCCAGCACCAACGCCGAAGCACATCCTCGCCATGCGAGGCTCCCGCGAGGCCAAGGGCCGCGAGGAGCTTGGCACCAAGGTCGATGCCCTCCCCTCGCCGCCCGAGTGGCTTCGGCCCGCGGCGAAGGAGATGTTCAGCCTGGTCTGCGGCTACACGCAGCGGATGGGCACGCTGGCCGAGAGTGACGTCGAGGTCATCGCCCGCTACTCGATCATCTGGGAGCGGTGGCGCGAGGCCGAGATGCAACTCGCCAAGGAAGGCTGCGGCTACGTCGAAGTCACCGCCCCCGACGGCTCGCTGCGGTTCAGCCGGCCGAACAAGTGGCAGTCGCAGAGCAACCACTGCCACGAGCAGCTCCGGCAACTGGAAACCGTCCTCGGCCTCACCCCGGCCGACCGCACCCGCCTGGGCTACGGCGCCGTGAAGGTCGTGGACGACCCCACCGACAAGTATTTTGGAAAGCAAGCCTGACATCTGCGAGTTCGCGTCGTGGCTGCGGCACAGCGAAGGGAGATTCGCAGGGAAGCCGTTCACCCTCCAGCCGTGGCAGGAGGACTATCTTCGCGCCCTCTACGGGACGAAGCGCCCTGATGGCCGGCGGCAGTACCAGCGATCCCTCTTGGCGGTGCCGCGGAAGGCTGGCAAGACCGCGACCTGCGCCCTGATCGGCGCCTACGAGGGTTTCTTCGGCGACGACGGCGGCCAGATTCTCATCGCGGCCGGCGATCGCAAGCAGGCCAGCCTCCTGTTCACGGCGGCCTCGAGGTTCATCGAATCCTGCCCCGGCCTGCAACGGCGGTCGAAGATATTCAAGGGGTCGATCGTCATCCCCAGCAAGAATTCCACCATCCAATTTCTTTCCAGCGAGCACAAGGGCAAGCACGGCTTCAATCCGAGTGTCGTCGTGGTGGACGAGTATCATGTGCAGCCCAACCGGGATTTGGTCGATGTGCTCGAGAGCGGTATGGGCATGCGGGACGAGCCGCTGGTCATCTATGTGACCACAGCCGGCATGGATCGCATCGGGCCGTGCTACGAAGAGTGGCAGCGGGCGATGAAGGTTCGCGACGGGATCATCAAAGACCCCACCTTCCTGCCCTGCATCTTCGCGGCCGACGAGGACGACGACATCTTCGCGGAGGCCACCTGGAAGAAGGCCAACCCGAACTACGGCATCACCGTCCGCAAGGAGTTCATGGAGCGCGAGGCGATGCTGGCCCGCGAGAGCGTCGCGGAGGAGATCAAGTTTCGGACGCTGTACCTGAACCAGTGGGTCAGCAACGGGGCCAATCGCTTCTTCCGCACCGGCCAGTGGGAGGCGTGCAACGCGCCGCTTCGGCCGACCGACGGCCGGCCGTGCTGGTGCGGCCTCGACTTGTCGAGCACCAGCGACACGACGGCGTTCTGCGCGGTGTGGCCTGCCGAGGACGGCACCTACGACGTCTTCGCTCACCTCTTCATCCCCGAGGAGAACGCCGACAGGGACGAAGCACCGTATCGCCAATGGGCCAGAGACGGTTTTGTTACACTAACAGATGGAAACGTGACGGATTACGATGTGGTTCGCGACTACGTTCTCTCGTTTGCAGAGAAGAACGTGGTGCGGTCTGTCGCTATCGACAGGTGGAATGCGACCCACTTGACGACTCAGTTGGTCAACGAGGGCATCGACGTCAAGCCGTATGGGCAGGGCTACGCCAGCCTCTCGGCGCCTACGAAGCTGCTCCAGACAGCCGTTTTGGGCCAGAAAATAAGGCATGGAGGCAACCCGCCGCTCGCCCTGCACATGAGCAATATGCAAGTCAAGCAGGACGACGCCGGCAACATCAAGCCCACGAAGAGCCAGTCGCACTCGACCGCGAGGATCGACGCCGCCGTGGCCCTGATCATGCCGCTGGGGGTCTTGAGTGCGGAGAACAACGGTGGCGAAGACGACCCGCAAATCCTACTGATCTAGCGTAATGCCCGAAGAAGACATCGAAGACATCGTCGAAATGCGATCCGGCATCTCCCGCGTGTTCGAGGAGATCGTCGAGCAGCGAAAGACGGCCGCCGGCGTCTACGTCTCGCCGGAGGCCAGCCTCCAGTGCAGCGCGTTCCTGGCCGCCGTCAAGGTCGTCAGCGAGTCGGTCGCCAGCCTCCCCCTGCACCTCTACGAGCGGACGCCGGACGGCAAGCGGATCGCCGAGGCCCACCCGCTCTACGACATCCTGGCCTACGAGCCGAACGAGTGGATGACGTCGTTCGAGTTCAAGGAACTCATGCAGTCGTGGCACATGCTGTGGGGCGTCGGCTACGCCCACATCAAGCCCGGCCGGCGCGGCGCCGTCGATCAGCTCATCCCGCTGCATCCGTCGCGGATGAAGCCCGAACGGCTGAAGAACGGCCGGCTGCGGTACGCCTACCAGGAGCCCGACAAGCCGACGCCGACGTACTACCGGCAGGACGAGGTCTTCGCCTACCGCGGCCTCTCCCCCGACGGCGTCAACTGCTACATCCCGACGGTGCTGATGCGGGACGCCATCGCTCTGGCGAGGGCGACGGAACTCCACTCGAGCGCATTCTTCGGGAATGGGGCCAGGCCGGGGTCGGTCATCGAAGTCGATCAGCCGTTGAAGCCTGAGACGCTCCAGCGGCTCCGCGAGCAGTGGAACGACATCCACGGCAACGGCCCCACCAATGCCTACAAGACGGCAGTATTGCCGCACGGCACCCATGTCAAGGAACTGTCGCTCAACAACGACACCAATCGCCTCATCGAGACACGCCGCTACCAGATCGAGGAGGTGGCACGCGCGACGCGGGTTCCGGCCTACATGATCGGCGACCTGACGAAATCGTCGTACTCGTCGGTCGAGCAGCAGGCCATCGACTTCGTGACGTTCACGCTCGTCCCGCACCTTCGACGCTTCGAGGCGTGCTGCCGTCGCGACCTCGTGGTGGACGACAAGAAGTACTTCGCCCAGTTCGACGTTTCGGCGCTTCTGGTGGGCGACTTCAACGCCAGAGCGTCGTTCCTGCGGGAGATGTGGAACCTGGGCGTCTTCTCGACCAACGAAGTGCGGCAGCAACTGGGCTACAACCCCGTCGACGGCGGCGACAAGCGGTTCGTCCAGGTCAATATGCAACTGCTCGAGAACTACACCCCAGGCAACCCGACGGCGGCGACGACGAAGGTGTCGGAGCAGCCGCAGGACGAACCGGCCACGCAACCGGCCACGCAGGAGGCCCAGGCGGCGGCCGACGACGCCGAGCCCAGCCAGCGGGACGCCGCCGAAATCGTCTTCACTTCGACGCTTCGACGCCTCGCCGCGATCGAGGCCGACGGCATCCTGGAGCGGCGGAACAAACCGGCCAAACTTGCGGCCTGGTTCGAGGCCCACGGGCAGCGGATGCGGACGGAACTCTGCGACGCCGCCACGGCGACGGGCCGCGACATCGAAGACTTCGTGACGTCGTGGATCGACGGATCGCGGGATTTGCTTCTGGATTGCCACCGCAGTGGCAAACCCTACGAGGAGGTTACGGCGACATGGACGGACAGAGCGAACTTGAAATCCGCCTGAACCCGGAGGCGCCGGGCCTCGAGGTCAAGGAAGACGAGAATGGCCGCACGGTCATTCGCGGCTACGCGGCCGTCTACAACTCCGACTCGCAGGACTTGGGAGGCTTCGTGGAGAGGATTCTCCCCGGCGCCTTCGACGAAGTCCTGGGGTCGAACCCCGACGTTTTCGGCAAGTACAACCACGAGCGGGTGATCGGCCGGACGTCCAGCGGCACGATGCGTCTCTTCTCCGACGCCCGCGGCCTGCGGTACGAGATTTCGCCGCCCCGATCGGCCGCTGACGTCGTCGAATTGATCGAGCGAAACGACGTCCGCGGATCGAGCTTCGCGTTCCGTACCAAGGGCGACAAAGAGCGCTGGTACAAGGACGACCGCGGCCGGATGGTGCGTGAAATCCGGGGCTTCGACTTCCTCGGCGACGCCGGCCCCGTGGACAACCCCGCCTACCTGGCGACGGAGACTTACGTCAGCAAGCGAGCCCTGGACATGGCGAAGGCCGCCGAGTCGCCGCAGCCTGAACCGGCCGAGGTTCGGGCCGCGGCGACCATCTTCGCCGAGGGCGACTTCGTGGCGTGGGACGGCGGCGTCGGCCGCGTCGAGCACGTTATGACCGAGGGTCGCCTGGGCGACGAGGGATCGGAGTATGCGCTCGAGGCGACGGCCGACGATCCCGCGGCCCTCGTCCGCATCTGGGAGCCCGATGGCGACGGGTGGGAGGAAACCGACCTGTTCACAGGGCGCAAGATGTCCGACCTCCAGGCCCACGCCGACGTCTCGGAGCCCATCATGGACGACGACGAGCGTGCCGTCAGCCTCAAGCCGACGGCCGGCATGGCCGCCGCGGCGAAGCGCGGCCTGCGGCTGCACGAAGAGGGCAAGAGCGGCGACGGGCTGAAGCCCGAGACGGTGGCCCGAGCAAACCGCCTCGCCCGCCGCGAGGAGATGAATCCCGACTGGGTTCGCGAGATGAATGCGTGGTTCTCGCGGCACGAGTCGGCGAGCAAGTCCGCAGGCTGGGATACGCCCGGCGCCGAGAAGCCGGGGTTCGTGGCGTGGCTTCTGTGGGGCGGCACGCCGGCGAAGAACTTCGCCGCCAGGAAGGTGAAGCAACTCGAGGCCGAAGCGTCGCGATCGATGGCCGACACCACCGACTACATCGGCAAGGCGGCGGCGCTGAAGGCAGCGATCATGTCGACTCCGTTGCACGGCAAGTAGTCGACGCGGTAGCCTACAAGTAGACACAACGCTCGCGATGGATGTCGCGAGAGCAGTGCGAGTGTCTTGCGGATGCAAGGCGCGGCGCGCTTGCGGGATCAACACCCCGCCGGCCGTCGCGCATCTCCATGCCCGCCTGGCCGGCTCAATACGGAGCAGGCCATCATGGCGAGCAACCTCAAGCGTCTTCAGGATCGTGCCGCGGCCATCGCCGCGCGGATGAACGAACTGGCCTCTGTGGCCGAGCGGTCGGAAGACCAGACCTCCGAGCTTCGTCGGCTCTCCGACGAGTGCGACACCGTCAAGACCGACCTCGAGTTCGAGGGCAAGCTCGCCGCCAAGGAGGCGGAGCTGCGTTCGGTGGTCGAGAAGGCCGCCCCCGCGCCGACCCCGGTGGCCGTCGAGCCGGAGCAGCCCAAGAAGACCGAGATTCGGGCGATCTACCCGCATCACACGAGCCTGCGGGCCTTCAACGACAGCCCCGAGGCCGTCGAGCAGGCGTACCGCTGCGGCCGGTGGATTCGCGGCGTCGTGTTCAAGAACGCCGACGACCTCCGGTGGTGCCGTGACCACGGCGTCGAGGGCCGCGCCCTCAACGAGGGCAGCAACTCGGCCGGTGGCGCTCTCGTCCCCGAGGAGTTCGCCGCCCGCGTGATCCGGCTCGTCGAAACCTACGGCACCTTCCCCGGCGCCGCCGAGAACGTGTCGATGGCCCGTGACACCCTGGTGATCCCCAAGCGGCTCACCGGGACGTCGGCCTACTTCATCGGCGAAGGCTCTGCCATCACCGAGAGCGAGCCGACCTACGGCAACGTCTCGCTGACGGCCAAGAAGCTCGCGGTGGCCTGCCGGATGAGTTCCGAGGTCGTCGAGGACGCCGTGGTGTCGATCGCAGACGCCTGCGCACAAGAGTTCAGTACGTCACTGGCGTACACCGTCGACACCTGCGGATGGATCGGCGATGGCGGCTCGGGCTTCGGCGGCATCCGCGGGATCGTGTCGAAGATCGACAACGGCAGCCACACGGCGTCGGTTCACACCGCCGCCAGCGGCAACACCGGCTTCGAGACGCTCGACCTCGAGGACTTCCTCGGTGCGATGGGCAAGCTGCCGATCTACGCCCGCCAGGGCGCGGCCTGGTACGTCAGCCCCGCCGGCTACGCCGCCAGCATCGCTCGCCTGAAGTACGCCGCCGGTGGCAACACCGTCAGCGAGATCGGGTCGGCGGCCGGCGAGACGTTCCTCGGCTACCCGGTGCGGATGGTGCATGTCATGAACAGCACCCTCGGCGCGGACGCCAGCAAGGTCAAGGTGCTCTTCGGCAACCTCGGCCTCTCGAGCATCTACGCCAAGCGGCGTGACTTCTCGGTGCGGCTGTACGACCAGGTCTACGCCACCACCGATCAGGTGCTGCTCCAGGGCACCATGCGGTTCGACATCAACCACCACACCCTCGGCTCGACGAGCGAGGCCGGCCCCGTGGTCGCCCTCAAGTCGGCGGCCTCGTGATCTAACAGGAGCACCTAGCAGATGATTCACGCTCAGAACCATCGGGTCGTCGCCGAACTCCCCACGGCCGCTGTCGGCGCGACGGCGACCGCCACGCTGACGATCGACACCCTCGGATACGATCACGCCAGCGTGACCGTCATCCGCGCGTCGAACGCCAGCACGGTCTTCGCCAACGCGGTGAAGGTCGAGGAGTCGGACGACAACTCGTCCTACTCCAACGTCACCGCCCTCGTCGGCGGCGGCAGCGGCGGCTTCTCGATCCCCGCGATCGCGGTTTCCGCGACCGGCTCGGCGTCCGTCCTCAAGATGGACATCGACACGAAGGCGAAGAAGCGATACCTGAAGGTGTCCTACACCCCAGGTGCCTCTGCCACCGTGGCGATCGTCGGCCGGCTTGGTCGCGCCGAGGTGTCGCCGGAGAACGCGGCCCAGGCCAACGTCATCGGTCTGGTTCGAGGCTGATCCCGTATTCCATGCGGGACGGCCAAGGACGGCCGACAAAGGCGCATGAGGCGCGCCCGCTCCTCACAAGGAGCGTCCCATGTTGCTGCGTGTAGGTCAGTGCGAAGCCGAGGCGAAGGTCGTTGCTCTGATGAGCACCCCTCGCCTCGGCTTCACTGACAACTTCTTCTGCGTCTCGCAGGCGCTGACGCCTCACAAGATTCCCATCGTCAAGCACTCCGGTGCGTTCTGGGGCCAATGCGTCCAGAGGTCGATGGAGAGCGTCATCGACGATTACGACGTCATCCTGACGATCGACTACGACAGCGTCTTCACCCCTCGCACCGTCGAGGCGCTGATGACGCTGCTCTACTTCTCCGGCGTGGACGCCATCGCCCCGCTGCAACAGAAGCGGGAGAGCAGTTCGGTGATGTTCGCCCTCCCCGGCGTCGCCCCGGAGGACAAGACCTCCGTCGAGGACGACTGGTTCGCGAAGCCCGTCCAGCGGGTCGAAACGGCCCACTTCGGCTGCACCCTGTTCCGCACGGCGGCCCTCAAGAAGGTCGAGAAGCCGTGGTTCCTGGCCCACGCCAACGACAAGGGCGAGTGGACGGGCGGCCATGTGGACGAGGACATCTACTTCTGGCGGGCGTGGGCGAAGGCCGGCAACACGCTGGGCATGGCGACCCAGATCAGCATCGGCCACGCCGAGCTGATGATCACCTGGCCGTCCAGGCAGGACGCGGGCGGCAAGGTGCAGCAGCACACGACCGACTACTGGTCGAGCGGCACTCCGCATGAGCGGGCATGGGGGATCGTAAAATGAAGGTTCGCGTCGCGAAGGCGTTCGGCGGCTACAAGGTCGGCCAGGAGTTCGAGTGGGGCGACGGTGCGGCACGCATCTTCGTAGCCCGCGGGCTGGTCGTCCCGGTCGAGGAGCGTGTCGTCGAGACGGCCGCCGTCGAGCAGCGGGCTGAACGGGCAACGATCGACAGGAAGCCAAGGAAGAGGCAGCCATGACCACCGGGGCAGGGATCGTCTACGTCACGCCTGAGTCGCCGAGCATCGGCATCACGCCGTATCGCAGTTTGCGGCGATTCACCGAGCCGGCCGTCGAGCCCGTGACGCTCGCCGAAGCGAAGGCCCACTGCCGCGTCGACATCGACGACGACAACACCTACCTGTCGACGCTGATCTCTGCGGCCAGGCTGTATGTCGAGGACATCCTTGACATTTCGATGATCACGACCGTCTGGGAGGCTCGCTACGACTGCTTCCCCCTGTGGGAGCTGACGCTCCCTCGCCCGCCGATGGCGGCTCAGACCGTCACCGTCATCTACCGCGACGAGGGCGGCACCAACAACACCATCACGAGCGCAGCCGGCTTCCAGGCCGACCCCTACGTCACCCCCGGCCGCATCTACCCGCTGTACTCCGGCGTCTGGCCGGCGGTGCGGGGCGACGAGAACAGCGTCACCGTTCGCTGGACGGCCGGCTACGGGGCCAGCGGGGCCAACTGCCCAGCCACCCTCCGGCACCTCATTCTGCTCCTCGTGGCCCACTGGTACGCCAACCGGGAGCCGGTGACGGCCGCGAACCTCCAGATGGTCACCATCCCCGGCACCTTCGACACGCTGCTCGCCGCCAGCGGCTGGGGCGGGTACAGATGAGCGTCCAGGCCGCGGTGGCGGTTGACATCGACGCCAGGGAAGTCGTCACCAGCGGCCTGACGTCGTCGATCAAGAACCATCCGCTCCGGTTCGTGCTGGACGTCGGCGACTGCACCGTGGTGTGGAGCGACCGCAGGGCGTGCGGCGCTGAAGGCCACGACGACATCGACCTGTCGGCGGCCGGCGTGTCCAACGTCAAGGTGCTGTGCGTCAGGAATCTGTCGTCGTCCAACGCCATCGGGATGACCGCAGGATGGAACGGCGCGGAGTTCAGGAACTTCGCCACCGACGTCGTCTCGTGGAACTTCTCGCCGATGGTCAACCTCGGCTCGCTGTCGCTGCGGGGCTACCCGATCCGGCCGCTGGGGTCGTTCCTGCTCTCCTGCCCGAACTCGACGGGGTTTGCCACCACAACCGGCGGCAGCCTCCTGCGGATCGGCGGCCCGAGCGGAACGGAATACGAAATCCACATCATGGGGAACTGATATGCCTCTGACAGCGCAGGCTTCCTTGTCTCTGGTGTCGCACGAGACGACCAGCGACGAAATGTCGACTCAGATGCGGGTCACGCCGGCGACGTTCGCGGCGTTCTTCAGCAATGGCGCCGCCGCCAACCAGGCGCAGGTCACCTGGAGCGGCACCAGGGCCATCGGTGTCAGCGAGGTCGACGACCTCGTCCTGACCGCGTTGGCCGACGATCGCGGAACCGTCGCCTTCTCGTCGATCAAGGCTCTGTACATCAAGAACACCTCGGCGACGGACGGCGGCATTTCTCTGGGGCGCGACCAGCAGGGTGATGTGGCGCCGTCGTCGCCGTGGTCTGGAACCCCCACATCGTTTACCAGCGGGTACACGCTGTCCAAGGGCGCCGCCGTGTTCGTGTGCGACCCGTCGGCGGCCGGGATTGCAGTGGCCGCAGGCAACAATCTGCGGGTGTCGGGCGCTCCCGGCGCAACCTACGAAATCGTCCTCATCGGCGAGGGAACCGTCTCGTGATTTCCGCCGGCCGCATGAACGAGCGGGTCAGCCTCCTGGCTCCGAGCGAGTCTCGCAGCCCTATGGGCGAAGCCACGCTGACGTTCACCGCGGAGGCGACGGTGTGGGCCGAGGTCGAGGGTCTGGCGGCCAGGGACATCCTCCAGGCCCAGCAGGCCGACGTCGTGGCGACACATCGCATCCGCATCCGCCACCGGCCGAGCGTCACCTACCACTACCGCGTGCAGTGGCGCGGCAAGACGATGGAGGTGGCGAGCATCACCGACCGCATCGATCGCACGATGACCGAACTCCTCGTCAGGGAGGTCATCTGATGGCGATCGAACGTGGCCTGGGGGCGCCGAGAGTCGTCGGCGGCGAGTCGTCGATCCAGAAGACCAGCGGCTTCGTCACCATCCAGACGGCCGGCGCCCGCGAGCTGGCCCAGGAACTGGCCCGCGTCGCCGGCGCCCTCGAGCTGCCCGGCCTCCTGAAGAAGATCACCTTCCAGGCGTCGAAGCCCATTCGCGACGACTACAAGATTCTGGTGTCGAGGCCGTTTTCTGCGAAGAGCGGCGGCGCGACCGGCAACCTCGCCAAGAGCGTGAAGACGATCAGCAAGGACTACCGCGACGGCCAGGTTGGCGTGTCGATCACCGGCCCCCGGAGTACGGGCAACAAGGGGGCCGACGAGCGCGACGGCAGCGGCAACCACGCCTGGCTCGTGGAGTTCGGCACGGGGCGGCGGCGGCCGGGCACGCAGGGCCGCCGCACCTACGTCAACGTCCACCAGGCCATCAACGGGAAGATGAAGCGGACGGGGACGCTCAACGACGAGGAGTTCGCCCGCAAAGGCCGCGGCTACTACTTCCTCATGGGCAGCATCAACGAGCCGACCCGCCAGGCCGGCCGCGGCAAGGGGTATTCGCACGACTTCGCCCTCGACGACAACGGCAAGCAGCACCCCATCACCCTCGGCCCCGGCGAAAGCATCGACCCGATGCCGGCGTACCATCCGATGGAAGACACCATCACGGCGAACCACAAAGAGGTGCAGGACATCCTGTTCGCCGCGATCCAAGTCCAACTCAGTAGGTACACCTGATGCTCATCTCGCCAGAAAAGCACATCTACCTTCGGCTGGTGTCGACCCCCGGCGTGGCGCGGATCGTCGGCTTCCAGGTCTACCCCATCGCCGTGCCGAAGACCGGGGCGAGCCTGCCGTTCATCGTCTACCGGCGGGCGAACATCGCCCGCGAGTCGTCGCTGGGCGGGCCGATCTTCATGCCGACCGTGAACCTCCAGATCGCGTCGTGGGCGCTGTCTTACGACACCGTCCGCACGCTGGCCGACGAGGTTCGCCTGGCCCTCGATGGTCACACCGGCACGCTGGCGAATGCTACGATAGAAGATATGAGGTTGGTGTCCGAAACGGACGACTTCCTCGACCCGACGGTTGCCGGGGCTCAGTTGCCCCCAGCCTACGAGGTCAGACAACTGTATCAGGTCACCTGGCAGGAATCTGCCACTTAGTAGCGCAAGGAGGCGCGATACATGGGAACGTCGGCACAGGGACTTACGTTCACGTTCGGTGGCTCCGCGGTCACCGTCACCTCGGTTCAGGTCAATGACTCGCAAGACCTCCTCGACGCGACCCACCTCGGCATCGCCGCCAACGGCCGGCGGGTGTTCGTCGGCGGGTTCGCGACCGAGCGCGAAGTCCAGATCGACTACATCAACACGACCATCCTCTCGGCGGGTTCGTCCGGCGCCCTCTCGATCAGCGGGCCGATGTCTTTCAGCGGCAACGCGACGGTGTCGCAGGCGTCGCTGGGCGGCTCTGTCGGCGACTTCATCCGGGGGTCGGCCACGTTCCGCCTCTCCTGACGTCTGCGTGACGGGAGGCGTCTGTGGCTATCTCGTCGCAGGGGACGACGTTCGCATTCCAGGACGCCGGCGGAACCTTCACCGCGAAGATTCTGTCGATCTCCGTCGAGGAGGCGACGCCGGAGATCGTCGACATGACCCAGGTCGGCGACCCCCTTGGGGGCCGCAAGATGGTCGCCACGGGGGACATTCTGTCCCCGGCGAAGGTCACGATCGAGTACCTCCGCGACTCGACGGAGATTGCCCGCGCCACGCCGCTGTCGACCTTCGGGGCGGGACTCGCCGGCCAGGTGGGGACGCTGACGATCGCCAACTCTGCGGCGTTCGTTGTGCAGTCCGAGGCGGTGCTCGAGAGCGCCGGAACCGAACTGGCCGTGGGCGATGCCATCCGCGGCCGAATGACGTTCGTGATGAACAGCATTTCCTACTGACCCTGGAGTCCTAGCAGCATGGCCCTCGACCTCCGCAGCCGCATCCTCGCCGCCGACGACATCAAGATCGAGAAGGTGGCGATCCCCGAGTGGGGCGGCGACTACTACATCAAGATCATCAGCGGCACCGACCGCGACGCCTTCGAGGACTCCTACGCCGAGCAGAAGATGAAGGCGTTCCGCGTCCGGTTCCTCGTGCTGTGCCTCTGCGACGAGAAGGGCGAGCGGCTCTTCAAGGACGAGGACGCCAAGGAACTCGGCAAGAAGTCGAGCGTCGTCCTCAACCGCGTCTTCGAGACGGCGTGGAAGATCAACGCCTTCACGCAGGAGGCCGTGGAGAACCTGGGAAAAGAATGATGACCGACAGGCCCGAGCGGAGGTTCTACCTCCGCTTGGCCCTGTGCCTGGGGATGTCGGTCAAGAGGCTGCTACAGGAGGTTGACAGCGAGGAGATCGCGGAGTGGTACGCCTTCGACCAGAGGTATCCGCTCCCCGATCACTGGGCACAGACGGCGAGGATATGCCGGATCATCATGGCCTCGTCCGGCAACTACAAGCGTAAGGACATCCCCGAAGAGTCGGTGTTCATCCCCCGAGCGATCAAGCCAGAGCAGACCAACGACCAGATTTTCGCCGAGCTGATGAAGCTCCAGGCACCTCAAGGATGAGGCGATGGCAAAAGCGTATCTCGGCAAAATCTCGGCGCTGGTAACGGCGAACACCTCCGACTTCAACAGCAAGTTGAATGCGTCGGCGAAGGAGGTTCGCTCCTTCGCGTCGGCGATGCAGTCGTCGCTGACGCAGGCCGAGCAGGCGGCATCGACGTCGCTTCGCGGCATCTACACCGAGTCTCAGAAGGTGTCGCGGGCGCTCCAGGCCGTCGCGTCTCAGCGGCTGTCCTTCAAGGGGTTCGACACATCCACCTTCGCGTCGCTGGGCCAGGCTGTCGAGCAGTTCAAGAAGATTCAGAACGCGGCCGTCCAGGTCAACGAGCCGCTTTCGGCGGCGGCGAGGACGATCGAGAAGCTGTCGGCCAGCGTCCAGACGGCCTTCGAGCCCGCCATGAGGTCGGCGCAGCGGAGCGCCGAGAACCTGTCGGCTGTCCTTGAGCGCGGAGGCACTGCCGGCGAGAGGGGGTTCGAGAGAATCCGACTCAAGGCCGAGCAGGCGGCGCAGGCGGCCAACAGGCTGGCAGAGGCGTCTCGGCTTGCAACGGGGCCGCGGGGCAGCGAGCTGGCGTTCACTGCACCCAGAGTCAGGGACGCACTGACTGCGTCTGCGGCGGCCAGGAGCCGAGCGCAGGACGCGGCTGCGAGCGTTCTTGACGACGGCTCAGTTGGCCGGTCTGTCCAGCAGTTGGCGAGGCTTGATGACCTGATTCAACGTGTTCAGGCAACCATCGAGAGTCGCCGCATCCTGAACATCGACACGGCGGCAGCGGAGCAGAGGCTTACTCGGCTGATCAGGCGGTCAGGCGAGCTTTCAGAGTCCCTTGACGCCGCAGTGGCGGCGCCCGCGGCGGCTGAAGCGATCCGACAAAGAGACGCCGAAATCGCTGCCGCAGAAGGCCAGTTCTCCAGACGGGCCACGCCGATCGGCGGCCTGCTCCGTCAAAGGCAGGAAGAGGAACGCCGCCGGCGGGATGCTGAGATCGCTGCCGCAGAAGGCCAGTTCTCCAGACGGGCCACGCCGATCGGCGGGCTGCTCCGTCAAAGGCAGGAAGAGGAGCGCCGCCGGAGAGACGCAGAGATCGCTGCGGCTGAAGGGCAGTTCTCCAGACGCGCCACGCCGATCGGCGGGCTGCTCCGTCAAAGGCAGGAAGAGGAGCGCCGCCGGCGGGATGCTGAGATCGCCGAGGCCCAGGGCCGTTTCTCTCGGCGAGCCACTCCGATCGACACCGCAGGCGACCTTGAGCGTCAGGCCCGCTCGCGGATGGGCGGCGACATCCCCGGCGGCGGCGGGCCTTTGGGTGGTCAGCTTGAAGTCGGCCGCCAGGTCGACAACGTCATCAACCGCGTCACCGCCGCCCGTCAGCAACTCGACACGCTCCCCGACCCGCTGCGGACGGCACTGATCCCCGCCCTCCAGAGGGCGACCGACCAGGCGTCAACCCTGGCCCGACAGGGGTTCGGTGCGACGGCCGCCCAGATCAGAAACGCCGCCAACGAGGCCGAGCGTTTCGAGCAGCGTGTCGCACGGTCGCAGCGGGCTCTCAACTTCGGCCAGCAGTTCGGCGGCGCAGGTCGCCGCGGCCTCGAGTTCGGCCTTCAGGCTCAGTCGCTGCAAGGGTACACCGCACAGCTCCAGGTTCTGCAACGAACTCTCTCCGGCGTCTCGACGCAGGCGAGAGGGCCGGCGCTGGATGCCTTCAACAGGCTCCGCACCGCAATCGCCACGGCGGCCGACAACGGCACGGTCGACCTGGAGCAGACCAGGCGGCAGATCAACGGCCTGGCCCAGGACGCCGTTCGGGCCGCCGCCGCCGCCGCAAACATCTCGCCAGGCAGACTCAACCGTCAGTTCCAGCGCGCCGGCGACATCGGCCGCGGCGCCTTCGGCAACATCGGCCTCGGCGTCCAGCAGGCCGTCTTCGCCATCGAAGACTTCTTCAGCGTCACGGGCGGCCTTGACCAGCGGATTCGCGCCGCGGGCAACAACATCTCCCAGTTGGGCTTCGTGCTTGGCGGCACGCAGGGGCTTATCGCCGGCGTGGCCGCGGCGATCACAGGGCAGCTCATCGCCGCGTACATCAAGTGGGCGAATGCCGGCGTGGGCACTGAAGACACACTGCGCTCGCTCAACGACTCTCTGGCTCGACAGAAATCTCTGCTCGAGGAGATTTCGGGCGCATTCGCCTCGATCGGCGACGAGATTTCCCGAGTCTCCCTCGCGGGGCCGGCGGCCGAGTTTGAAAAGCTGTCTCGCTCCCTTGACGAGATTCGCAATAAGCAGCGAGAGGCAAGAACCGAGAGCCGCGCCGAGGTCGACCCCGAGTCGCAGCGTATCCGGGGGACAATTGCGGCAAGGCAGAGAGAGCTTGAGCAGTCCACCGACGGCGGTCGCCGAGTGATACTGCAAAGGCAGATCAACAGCCTGCAAGAGCAGGAGAGGCAAAGGCTGTCTGAGCTGTCACGCCCGCAGCGATCTGTCGATCAAGACGCAATCGTAAGAGCGGTTGCCGATTCATACTTGAATGTCGCAGAAGGCAGGATAGCGTCGCTGCTGGAGCAGACCGACGGGCAGGCCGACCCGCTCGAGGCGATTAGGGTCAGGGAGGAGGCGCGGAGGCGAGCCGACGCAGCGGCCGAGGTCACCAGGAGAAGGTTTGCGGAAGCACCTGGAAACGTCGAGCGAAGCCAGGCTGCAATCGACATCCTTGAAGCTGGACGCAGCCAACTTCAGCGAATTGCAGAAAACGGCCGCGGCTTCTTTGGCACAGCGTCCAACGAGGCGCGGGCGGCGCAGCAAGAACTTCTTTCCATCGAGCAGCTTCTCCGCGAAGCCCGCGCGCCGCTCGAGGCCGCACTTGACGAACTTGTCATCGCCGTCTCTGAGTCTGCTCTTGAAATCGCTCGCCGCGTCGGAAGCTCGCAGGCCGCGCTCCAGAATGCCGTGGGCTCCGACCAGGCGTCCACACTACGAGTAAGCCAGGAGTTGGAAATCTTCGCCCGGCAGCTTCGCGACGCCCAGCAGCGCGCCACTGACGCACGGTCGCGAGGTGACGCCGCGGGCACTCGCGAAGCGCAGGACGAAGTCAACGCCATTAACGAGGCAACCAGTGCCTACGTCGCAACGGCACGCAGCGTCACTCAGTTCGCGCAAGCCCTAGACCGCGTGGCTTCTCAGTTGTCAAACACCGTGGCCCAAGAGGCACAACAGGCGGCTGACCAGGCGAGACGGCAGGAGAACGAGGCGAGGGCGGCGCGCCTTAACGCGCCTGTGGCCGGCGGCGTTGCCGCCGAGGAGGCTGATTTCCGAGCCAGGCGAGGGGAGCGTCTTGAACGCGACGCAAGGAGGGCAGAGGAACTAAGGCGCGAATTAGAGAATAAAAGAAACGACGCTGTACGTCGGTTTGAGCGCGACGGTGTCGAAGACCCAGGAGCAGCAGCCTCTATTCGACAGAGAGACGAGGCGCAGGCCGAAATTGACCGCGCGCAGCGAGAAGGGAGGCAGGTTGCCGCAGACGCAGTGAGGCGCCGCGACGAGGCCCAGCGCGACCTTGATCAAAGATTCGAGAACTCGCTGGAAGGGCGCAGGCTGCGAAATCGAGCAGACACTGATGACGTCCTGTCGCAAGTGCGAAGGCAAGAAGAAGAAAGCATCCTTCGTGGCCGTGAACAACTGCGATCCCCTGCGGAGCGTGCTGGCATAGAGTTGGCACGGAACCTCAATGACATCCAGAACGCATTCGACGAGCTGCCGAAAGCGCAACAGGACGCGGCAGCCCTTGCCGCCGCCCAGCGCCGCGCCGTCGAAGACGCCCAGCGCCAAGCCGCCCCCGCCATCTTCAACCTCGCCGACGAGGTGCAGAACGCCGTCCTCCAAGGCCCGTCGCGGGCGGCCCTCCAGGCCACCGACGTTTCGACGGTTCAAGGAGCCTCGGAACTCAACCGCCTCCTGCGGGGCGACGACTCGGCCCGCAATCAGAACCTCGTGGAACTCCAGAGGCAGAACAACGAATCGCTCAAGGAACTCGTCAACATCGCGAAGGCAAATGGCGCACCGCCGGGAATCTTCGACTAACCAGAGGAGCCTACAGTGGCAGACATCTCCTACAGCGTGACGATGAAAGTCGACAAGGGCTTCTTGTCGAGCAACAACAACGCCGCCGGCGTCACGGCATCAATGGCCCTCACCGGCCTGCGGAGCGACACCTACACCCTGACGACGGCCGCCTCGAGCATCTCGACGGCGAACCTCGGCAGCGTCGGCTTGGGGTTCCTGCGGAACCTGTCGACGGCGACGGCGTCGACCGTCCAGATCGGCATCGAGGCCGGCGGGTCGTTCGTCTCCTTCGCCACGCTGCGGGCCGGCGAACCGGCGGTCTTCCGGCTCTCGAGCGGGACGACGTACCAGGCCCGCGGCACGGCCGGCAGCCGCCTCCGCGTCGACATTACGGAGGGCTGATCAATGCCCCGGATGGTAAGCGAAGTCTCAAGCGGCCAGCAGTTCTCCAGGTCAGGCCAGCCTGGAGTCGTCGCCGATTCGCAGACGCGGGTCTTCCGCGTCATGATGTCGGAGGTCGGCGAATACCTGGACATCCAGGGTGCCTGCGGCGTTCAGATCGGCGACCCTCACCCGTCGAACTCAGAAATCTCGTGCCAATCGTTCTCGGCCGCCTACGACGGCGACAGCCGCATGGTCATCGTCTGCACGTTCCAGTACGGGACGCTGGAGGCTTCGGGCGGCCAGCAGCCCAGCCTCTTGACGCCCGACGTCCGGCCAGCCAACTGGACGACCAGCACCTCGCTGATGGAGGTGCCGGTCTATGCGTGGTATCAGATCAACTTCAACGGCGCCCCCGCGTGGAACGACCCCGACCCGGCCGTGAACCCCGTCGGCGACCGCTACGACGGCGTCACCAGGCTCGAGCCGATCGTCACCATCAACATCGAGCAGTACGAGCCACTTGATCCGACGCGGCACGTTCTGCACGCCGGGTCAGTCAACAGCAACGCCTTCACGCTTGGCAGCTTGTCGTGCCCGCGGGCGTCGGTGATGTTTCGCGGCGTCCAAACCAAGCCCCATGTCGAGGCGTTCGGAAACGCCATCTGGCGAGGCTGGATGGCATCCTACGAGTTCGCGTTCCGGCGGAACAGAGTCCCGTACATCCACTACGGCGGCCAGCGATACACAGACCAAGACATCGGCTGGGACATGGCCGTACCCCTGACGGGCTTCAATGTCAGAGCGTTCAACCCGGCCGCCCCCGCAGCCAACGAAGACGCATTCGGCCAGCCGCTGAAGCACTCCGGCGGCAAGATCGTGACGCCCCTGGAACTATTCGAGAACGTCTCTGCCGGCGACAAGGTGCGGGCGATGGTCAAGGTCTTCGAGTACGAGAACGGCGGCGCCTCGCAGATTCCGTCGGCACAGCCCGTCGCGCTCAACTTCGACGGCACGCCCCGGAAGGTCGTCCGCGACAACGGCGAGTTCGCCAATCCCGTCTTGATCGAACGCTACCGCGCCTCTCCCGAGATCGATTTCACCCAAGTCCTTGGCCTCCGGCTCACCTGATGGCACGCCCAGAACGCTACTTCGTCGGGCCGAACAAGCGCAACGAGATCAACGAAGTGATCTCGCGGGTCAACGGCACCCCGATGCACGAGAACGGCGCGGAGGTGCCGACGAGGTTGCAGGGGATGCCTCAGAGGCCGAAGGGCAGCAAATACTTCAGGCTCACCAGCAGCCTTACGCCGTGCCTGAGCGCCTTCGGCGTCGAGGTTCGCATCACCGACGTCGACTGCCTTGCGTTCGAGGACGTTGAGAACGGCCTCGCCGACGAAGAACTGTTTGACGTATCGAACTCCGTTAGGGTCTACAACCTCGTCAAGCAGTTGAACATTAACGCGCCGGCTCCGTCGGGCACGGTGGTCGAGGCGATTCGTGATAGCAAGTACGGAGGCGGCAGCGGCGCGGACGAGGCAGAGTTCTTCTGGAAGATTCTGCAAATCATGTCGTGCGACTGCGGGTCGCCGTCATCGTCGTCCAGCAGCAGCGCCCCGTCGAGCAGCAGTTACTCGTCATCGTCGGGCAGCAGCTACTCGTCATCTTCCAGCGGAAGCGGTTCGTCGTCGTCGTCAGGCAGCGGTTCGTCCGACAGCGGGTCGTCCAGCAGCAGCGGCCCGTCGGGCAGTGGCTCGTCTAGCAGCGGTTCGCCGCCGCCGCCCCCGCCGCCGTGCGAAAACATCGAAGTCGTCACCGACGTTCAGTGCGTCGACGGCCAGATACAAGTCACAAAGACAACGATATGCGCAGTGGTGGTTGACTGATGCCGCAGACATCGAATATCGGCGCGTGCGAGTGCTGCGGCGGATGCTCCTGCGCGAACTGCGAGATATCGCAGTTCTTGGACGAAGACTCCAAGGAGCCGTGTACGCCTGACGGCACAAGTTTCTCCATCTTTCAGGGCTACGGGAAGATCGGGATTGTTGCCGGAAGCAGTGGCCCTACAGGCGTCCAGTACGCTGACGGATACCCTGAGGAACTCGGCAACTGCGATTGGTTCTGGTGGCGCGGCAGCAACTACTGCACGGTGGCGTCGGCATCGCTTGGCTTCCCTGGGGCGTACAGTTATGTGACGACCCAGTGGGAGAAGTGGATTCTGTATCGGTGCGAGGACGGGGTACTCACCGACATAACAGATACCGCAACGACGAACGGGCCGTTTGAGTATTTCCAGCTATTTGGCGGCAATGCGACAGGCGGTGAGTCTGCCGCGTGCGGCGGGATTCCATGCCCCAACGACCCCGATCAAGACTACCTCGTGCCCACCATCGACTGCAACGAGTTCCCGTGATCACAGGCCGCCGATCATCGTTCGAGAAGCGATGCCGCGAGCGAGGGTACACGCTCGACGAGGTGCGCGCGTGCATCGTCAGCGAGGACGGCGACGCAATCACGGTGGACGAGTCGCACAAGGACTACCCGCGCCCGAAGCCAGGGCCGACGCTGCTTCGCAAGGCTATCAACTTCGTTTCGGCGGCCTCGAAGCACGTTGCCGCCGGCGCCCCGATGACGA